AAGCGAAGCCGCTACCGCTCCGATCTCGAATCCGATAGTTTTTCCTTCGTTCATAATATTTTCTGCTTTTTTGTTAAGAAATTGATTGTTATCTTTTTGCTTAAGATTAGAAGATTCGTTTTCAGATAGTTTATTTTCGTCTATCCCCGAATTGATCTTGCACATCATATCCTGAATCATGGCAGCATTGTTCTCGATGCCGTTTATTCCATTTCTTACCTTGTCGCAAACCTGTTTGGATGTTTTAAGCACGCAATCGGCAGAAATGATTCCGGCCTTGACTGCCGCTTTTGCATCAAAGAACGTCCCGTCCTTATCCGCTTCCCCGTTCATAATCGCCTTGACGTGTTCTTTCGTGAGTCCGAAACGCTTGCGGTAGATGGTTTCAATCTGTCCGGTAAAAGCCTTTACCATATCCGACTGCTCTTCCCCGGCTCCCGGCATGAAGGGATTGTGAATCATAAGAATGGAATAATCCCTCATTAAAGACCTGTCACCTGCCGCCCAGATAACCGAACCCATGCTGGCAGCGATTCCCTCGATTATACATTCTGTGGGTATCTTGGAATTGGAAATGGTCGAGTAGGTGGTCATACCGTGTAAGACAGAACCTCCCTCGGAATTAATCAATATCCTGATAAGAGAAGGTCTGACGCAATTTTCCAGAAATTCAAATTCGGAATTGAATTGACTGGTGGTCTCTTCGGTTACTCTGCCGAAGAATTTGATCACAGCCACCTCGCCCTGTTTGGCTTCTCCAACAATGTTTTTTAAATTATTGATGTCCATAGTGTTTTAATACAAATAGATAAATGAAATAATATATGTTTTTCTTATTCTTGCACTTTGTCTGTCAGTGAGATATATTGTCCGTCCGACCACATCAAAGCGTTCTCGTCCTCAGTCAATAAAGAATTGTATATCTGGTCTTCTTCTGGTTCCGGGTCGGAGCCATCGGTCATAACAATACCGATCACTTCATTATATGTAGGGGATGTATGGTTATCGTGTTGGTTCTCGTTATGTTCCGGCGCATCATCGTGATTGGTAAACGGAGGCATAACGAGATACTTTTTCAGCCATTTTCGATATTTCCAAGCAGAATCCTCTCTGAACCACACTTCGTAATCGATCCAGTATGCCTGTAACATATTGGTAGTAGTCGGCATATCGTAATAGGTCAGATTGCACCTTTCATTTAAGGCCGGTTCGGTGTCTTTGGCATCTTGAATAGCCATGTTTATCTTCTGAAAGACATAAAAAGGATAACATTCCTTGTCTTCATCCTGATTGTTCAAAGTATTTAGAATAAACCTGACACGCATGGTAGCCCGACCTTCCCCGATACGTTGTTGTTGTACCAGATACCGGACATTGGTAAAATGTATGAATACAGCCGGAAAAGCGATCTCCATTTCCAAATTTTCACTTCTGATAATCCTCTCGAACTGCCCGTTGTCAATTTTGACCGTTTTAAACAGAGACGGGCTTTTCGGATCTTCTTCATCCTCCTTGATTGTCAATATGATTTTTTTGACTGCCTTGTAAATTTCATCCAAAGGATTTTTTGGTGCTGATTCCGGTATTGTGATTTCACCATTTTCAGAATCTTCCTTTGGCAACTTCTTTTGTGGTATCTTATCTTTTATCATGTAGGAAATCCTTTAAGCAATACATCTTTGATTAAATTATTGTTCACATAATCATCTATTTCCCGATTAAATCCGATAAACTGCCTTTGTACGGGTTTTCTGGAAGAATATTGGTTCACGGTGTATGGCGATATTCTGGGATCAGTGTTGTGTATGGCAGCATATCCGATACTTTTACGTCCGGTTCCCCGTTTGCCACGAATAACCTGTGATTTTTCATTTGTATGGATTGTATAACTGGCAGATATTCTTTTAAACGGCAGTTTCCCGTCCGATCTTCTGGCAGAAGCATCTTTTCTGGATGTGCTGGATGCAAAATCGTTTCCTTCGACAATTGGAAAGGAATCTTTCAGCGTTCCGGTATCATTCAGGATAGGGTGCGTGAACCGTTTGCCCCACCGAGATTCCCTTGGTTTCCATGCCTTGCCATCAAAACTTTGTGTATCGAACGATTTTTTGAATACTCTTTTTGAATATTGCCCCACTTCGGTAGCGAAGTTTGCGACATTAAAATCCAGTCTGCTTGGAGATATTTTTTCCAGCTGATCGCACATTTCCTTTAAAGTAACCTTAGTCATTCTTCTGTATAAATTTAGATTTGATTTTTCCGGCTATTTCCTGTAATTGGGAAATCTTATCTGTCGGTATCTTAAAATAGGGATGTGCATCGCTGAAGATTTTTCCACCGGTAGCCAAACTTTCAGTGAACACTGGATTAACTAACTTTTTATATTTTCCGATCTTTTTTCTGTCAAGAGAAGCCGTAACAAACGATTCACTGCTTGTTCCATCCGAAAGCAGATAGCATCGGCACGCATAGTCGATAGGGGGAATCAAATCTACCGGAAACTCGTTTTTCGGAAAAGATATGCCTTCCAATGCCAAATGTGAAGCCCGGACTCTTTCGTCCCCTTGTGTCATATAGGTAACGATCGAGTTGGAGGCAATGCCTATCCACCAGTATGCCATAGAAGCAGAATACAACACGTCTTCGTTTTCCACAGAAGCATACTGGAAATTGTATTTCTCACAAATCTCTTCGTATTCTTCCATATCCTCTATGTCCAATTCTTCCGGCAGTTCGTTTATCATCTGAAACTCTTCCGCAACCGCAAAATCAACCAGATTTTCGATTGCTGCCACCAAAATATCCCGTTCTTGCCTTTCTCTCTCCGTAAGAGAGGAATTGAAATTCTTTAGCAAATCAAAAGCCTTATCGAAATCCATTCTGAGTCCGGTCAGTACACGATCAATCAGAAAAGAAGCCCTGAGAGCAACAATATCCTCAAACACTTCCCAAGCTTCGGCACTGTTTTCTGCCCGATAAACAAATTTCCTAAACTCTTCCAGAATCAATAGAAACTCTTCCTTTTCACGACTAATTGGTTCTTCTTTGGGTGCTTCGTAGCGTTCGGCAACCACATTCGGGAATGAAGCCGTGCCGCCTACTTCATTCCCCGGATAAAATTTGTGACTTTGGATGTTTGTCCTCTCGGATGTCCGTATCTGCGAAGATATTCTTCGTCCGACATGATGTGCCGGTCATTACTTCCACCCCCGATAGCACCGGATGTTCCGATTGCTCCGGTCATTACATTGAGTTGTTTTCCGACATTGATACCAAATTCTTTCTCAATCTCATCACCCGTAATCTCGTACTTATCCGTTAGAAGACCATACAACTTGATACGGTCTTCATTGTTCATTTCGATACGGTTTGAATATTTGAACACCAGACCGGGTTTGATATATCCCATTATAACAAGACGGGGAACAATCTCTTCGTTCATTATATTTTCAATGTACCTGCGATACACTTCTATACGGTCACGAAATATGTCCTGATGCGCCTTTGTGGAACCGACATAAGACTGCATACCTCCGGCCATAGATTCCGATCCCAAAATCAGATTGGAAACCTCGCTGTTTACCAGTTCTATCAACCCGGTATAGATTTTCTCCGAGTTCGACATTGTAAAAGCCTTGATGTCCATTTCGTCTTCCAGTCCGGTTACGATAACCTTGTTTTGCGCAGCATTGGCTATATCGTTAGCCAGACGTTTTCTGTCCGCATTGTTTTCCGACACTGTTTTTCCATGAATGATAGGCTGACCGTATGTGTGTGAGAAATTGACGTAGTTAGCCATCGTAAATTTCTTAGCCAAAATAAGAGGTGTGGTAGCGGAAAACAGACCGAGATCCCCGGATGAAATAAGCACATAATTGTTTTTGTAGACAGGAGATGTGACATCCCAGTTGGGGAGCCATATACCCTGTCTTCTTAGTACCACCTTCTGATCCGGCAGCACGTTTCTTCGCTCAACGATATTAATATGGCTGAGTTTTCCTGTAAGCGGATTTATATCAGGCAGAATCTCCAACAATGTATATCCGTACAGTTTGGATTCCACAATTCCCTTGATCATCTTGTCAAACTGGGAACCCTGTATCTTTTGTGTTTCTTCCACATCTTTGACATACTTGCCTTTTTCGTTAATCTTCGCAAGCATATAACGGTCGCCGAGAATCTGACTTTCCAGTGTCTCTATGACCGATCGTATATGTGCGTCCTGCTGCAAGCTTGCCTCATACAAATCGATGAGCCGTGACCTGTCATCCAAGATTGTTCCCAGTTCTACGTTTGAACGTGTGGATTTATATCTGTTGTTCCTCTCGATTTCCCAGACATATTCCTGTATCGTCTTTTTGCTTGTTCTGAAAATACTGTCAAGTAGCTGATTGTTAAACGCTCCTTCTATATTTTTACTATCCATAAGTTATGTTTTAAAAAGAATAGGTGCGAAGCGGATAATCTGTTGTTTAGGGATATGTAAACCTGTATTATGGTGATAATGATTGTTATTGAAAATTATAACATATCGATTATCTTCTCTTTATA